TTGCTGTTAATCCTGCAACTGTAGCTTTACCTGTTGTACCTTTAGGTAGTAAGTTAGAAACATAAACCGTAAAGCGGTCTAGCATTCCAATCTTACCAGTACGAACGATACTTGACTGGTCACCAGTGAAGTAAGCCTGCGCAATGTCTGATTGCATCAGAATGTGACGATCGTGTGGTGACATAATCAACCAACGACCTTCTTCTGGTACGTTCTGCTCGTCTAACGCAGCTGACATACGTAGAATCATCTTTAACATTTCACCAGCTGTAGCTTGGTTGACAGGTGCAACGTCAGTACCTAAACCGTAGCTTGCTGAGATAGCACCAGCTGTTGCGCCCTTGTTGGCCGCCGCTGCGCCTTCTGTTACAAACCACTGGAAGAAGCACTCGTTTTCAATTGAAATCTTCAATTGCTTAGCAGCGTCATCAGTGAACATGTTCATCAAGTCCATATCAGCTTGGTGTGCTAATACGTCGTTAACCTGTACGCTGAAATACTTACCTTTGTTGATTTGTAAATCTTGGTAAATTGGTACAGGAACTTCACTTGACAAAGTCGTACCAGCTCCGGCGTAATCATTGATAGTGATTGACGGTGCAGTACGGATGCGAATTGAGTCACCTTGATTCTTGATTTCGCCTTCCCAACTAGTGTTGGCGATTTCAGTCATCATTGTGTTCGCGAAAAATTTTGCATTCAGTTTGTTAGACCACAATTGTGGAATAAAACTACCTGAATACGTAGGGTTAGTATCAAACGCACCAGAGCCTACTACGGGAAATATATGAGCCATTATTGGTTCTCCTTAACATTATATAAACAGTTTGGGTTAAGGCTACGTACCGAATGGCTAATTAATTTTACTTAACTCGACCTTCCATGTATGCAGCGGTTAACTCAGCTTCAAGTTTTTCCGCATCGTCATACTTGCCCTGTGTATTTAAAGTCCGAATCTTAGTCCAAGCATTATTCAATTCTCTTTCTGAATATACTTTAGAGTCCTTACTCGAGCTCTTCGTAGTCACTGCACTAGCAGAACGATTTGGTGTTACTTGCTTTTCAAGTTCTGCTTGGCGATCGCTCTTGCCATTAGCTACAGGTTCGTTAATACTTTCACGGAATAAACCCACATAGTGAGCTACCGCTTCTGCATCCCCTGCGTTAAAGGCAGCTTGAGCTTGATCTCTGCGTGGCCCCCTAGTCATAGGGTCATACTCATTTAGCCATGCAACCCAACGTTCATCATTGTCAAGTTGGTCAAATCCAGGTACTAAGTTATTTAGTTTCTGGGTAAAACCTACCTCTCCAACTTGGTTTCCAGTACTTGAAATTTGCTGTCGCAGTTCTTCAATTACTTTAGCCTGTTGCTCAAAACGCTCTTCATACTCCTGAGACGCTTCTTTTGCAACTCTACGTTGAAAGTCGATCAAATCATCACCGTACTCTTCTCGATCAGCATCGGTAACATAACTAACTTTCTCTTTCGGTTTCTCAGCTTCTGCTTTCTTTGCAGCTTCGGCTTCCTCGCGGATAGCATTCATTTGGTCAGTAAGTTCTTTAACCTGCTGGTGCAGTCTAGGAACTTCTGCATCATACTTTCCTCGTAAGGTAGCGTACTTCTGCTTAAAGCTTTCTGATACTTCTTCTACAGAATCGTCAGCCGGCTTTGCTTCTACTGCTACAGGCTCCTCGTGTGGTTGGTCATCTGTTACTTCAACTTCTGTATCCTCGGCTTTGGCTTTCTTAGAAGTTTTCTTTTTCTTAACTTCTGTTTCTGCTTCTTCTGCGCCTTGGGCTTCTAATTGTTTCTCTAACTCTTCAACTTCATTAAGTTGCTCTTGTACCTGTTTCGGCAATTTAGCCATTTTTTTTCTCCCTTAAAGCACCAGCTCTGTTTCGCAGCGCGTTGTATGCTGCTCCCGTTATGGTGTGCTTAACAAATGCGTTATCTCTAACGCTCCTTAACTTTAGGCGATTCTTCTACCGCCTTCAGTAAATCTTCAAAAGCTTCTGCTCTACCTTGCAAACGGTGGATTGTTCCCATGTCATTTGCGTAGACCAACTTTTGTTTTGTACTCGCAAGTTCTTTCTCGAGTACAGTTAACACTTTATTTACTCCTGGTTCTCTCAGCCTATTTAGCGCTGAAACTTCCGACATCTCTAAAGAGTTAACGTTAATCATTTNTTCGTATAATACCAAATAATTTTATGTAGTGGAAGTAATTTACCTGCCATTAGGCCNTTGCGCCATAAAATTATCTTGTCTTCCACCCATTTCTGTTCCATCTTCTTGTAAATTAGCTGCTTGTTCCGCTGCCATTTGCTCTTGTTGCAACTGCATCATTATCTGTTGTTGCTGTTGAGCCATTTGCTGCTGCTTTTCTACATCTTCTCTAGATGGTACTAACCTATCAATGTTCCCGTTTAGGTTTCCAGCGAGGTCTCTCATTAACTCAGCTGTACCCGGCAAACCAACAATTTGTTGAGCCACAGGACTTTCTAATACTAATCTTAGGAACTCAGTCTTACGTACAGACTCAGCTTCTTTGACAACAAGCGACATAGCACCTTTCGCAATAATTTGTACATCACCTACTAAGTCCATATCATCACTGTATCTTAAGTTTCTCTGATACTGTCTCTCTAGCATAGGTGTTAATACATCATGGTCAATGTTTGCTATTACTTGTTTAATACTCTTACCCGCATTAGAAATTAACATAGACAAACCTGATGACGTACGGCCTGCGCCTGGTACGTGTTGTCCTGTCATGTATTTAGGTATACCTGTCATTTCATCTGCAATATCCATAAACCTGTCAAACACAGCCATAAGCTCATTAGCATTTGAGTTAGGTTGGAAAAAGTTCATTGGTGGAGATGAATCTCCAAATTCCGATTGCTGGAACTGCCAAATTTTCCACGGATACATTTGTGTAATATCTTCTCCAGCTGGTAAGCGACTTACGTTTACACCTACCTGTGGGCCAGAACTTATACCCATGTTATTTGATAGTGAACGAGCTGCAGCGTTACACATACTCTGCGCGTCCATACATAAATCTGCTACTCCGTTTCCGTCGATACGACCTGGTACCTTCTCGAATGACGTGACATAATATGGTTTACGACCTAATGGGTCATAGTTTAACACGGCTTTTATTACTGTGTTATTAACCATCCAAACTTCACAAGGGTATGACCTTTGTGGGTCATCAATTTCTTTTTCCTTCATACCCCACTCTAGGAGTAAAGTACCTGGTATAGAGTCCCACAGTTGAATAGCCCCCACCAAATCGTTTTCTACTTCATCAAAATCTTTACCCTCTAGGTCTTCCATTTCAGAATCTTCATGGTCTAACCAGTCAATACCTCCTGCACCGAAATCCGACAACAACGCTCGCACTGCGTCTTCGTCGTAGCCTTCGACGCCTATCATAGCTTCGACGTCTTCTCTAGTTAAGTGATGAACCTCTATTACAGGCATATTTTGTATATCGTCTCCCCAAGGAGCCCAATAAAACTTATACGGGTCTACTCTTTCCCACTCATCGCGTACAACTTCTGAAGGTTCCAAACCACCTGTATCGCTATATTTCATAACTTTACGTTTTCTAGGAACTGGGCCTTTTAGGACAGCGTAAGGGTATGTTGCAATATCGTTAGTAAACTCGAACAAGGATTTAACATAGCCACCTTCTATAAGCTGGTCTTCCATTTTCTTTTCCATACGGTCAACACGTTTTTCAGCTTCGTGTTTCATCTCACGCATAGCAGTATCTTTCATCCCAGCTGCTAAACTTTTTAACTCCTCTGGTGGTATTTGAGCTCCGCCTTGGTCATAAAACTGCATAAGATTTTGCTGCATTATGCCTTCTAGTCTATCTAAAATATCATCTGGAACTTCTGGAATAGGAGTTGCTGAGATAGACCACGGTTTATCTGTACCGGTGCCAAGTAGTGTATCCCTTAACCACGCAGTTGCTGTACGGCATTTTGTACTGACAATACCCATAAATATCTCTGAACCGCCTTGCGCTTGTATCTCTGCTAACTTAGCAGGTGGGTATTCCATATTTCTGGCGCGTGCTGTTTCAGTCAGTCTATCTTCAATTTCTTCTTGTTTGTGGTCTCTCATAACAACCCAGCGTTTACTTACGTGGGAAGCTAGACCTTGAATGAGGGGTCTTAATTGTTTCTTTTCGTTTTTCTTGAGCGCTTCTTTCTCTAGCTTTGATGCACTTGCTACTGGAATAATATTTACAGCCATACTTTAATCTCCTATGTCCAACCGCCTGCAGATACAGATAACACTTCTCTACGTTCGTTGGCAACTGTCATGCTACCGAATACTTCTCCCCCATCGGCATGTAAGCATATGTACTGAAACGCATCTGCAATATCAGACCATGGGTGCGACTTCTCTGGTTTTTCATCTTTAACGCCTTTGGTATTTATCTTGTACCTGTACTTGCCGGCAAGAGCTTTTACCAACTGGCCTCCAGAGTTAGGGTCTATTATTAGACCAAATTTACCATCAACTACTCTAGTCAAAAATTTCTCTACAGCCGCTATTCTAGCAGCAATCGAGTTTGTTCGAGCAGGTTTTAACACAAAACCTTCGTTCTTGTATATGTCTGCGACGGTACGCTCATCTGTCTGTACACGCTGAAACGCAGCTGGGTCAATTATAACAAGAGCTCTGCGTCCAGGGAACTTATTTGTCAATAATGGCTTTAACCTTTCTCTAACGAACCGTAGCGCGCCCATACCGTCTGACGTTATAGCGTCATACACTACAAGTCGACCGTCGTAGATAGTCTCACCTATTACTGCAGCTGGCGTAAGCCCTGCATCAATACCGATTAGCAACGGTGCATCACTGAACATAGGTTTTATTTCTTCCTCTGCTACGTGGTTAGGACGGTCAAACGAGCGAAACACTGGCTGCCCTGACAATGACTTACCAAATTTAGCGTGGATATAAACATCTACCCAATCTTCTGTCTTACCGTGTGCAAGGTTATCATAGTAGTCATCCGGCAAAAATTGTGTCCAATCCGCTTCCGGGGCTAACCCCGACGGTTGTATTGTCACATGACAGTTCTCCGGCGGCTTTGTAAGAATATCTTCCCAGAACGTATCCTGGTCTGGCGGGTTAGTCATCCCCCACAGATGGGCATTTGAATCACCATCGTGCGTTTTACAGCCTACACCGTTCATCATTTTGTCAGGGTAACGACCGAGACGACCCTGAGCTGCGTTAAATATGTCGGGGTGTATCTCTCTAAACTCGTCGAAGATAAAGAAGCTAGCCTGTAGTGATAGTAGACGACGTACGTCGTTCGCGTCATCAAGGCCCCTGAAGAGAACTTCGCATTCGATATCTCCAACCTTTATCACGAACTTATACTCTGTCTTAAGGAACGAACCCATTACCCCTTCTGGTATCCACTTCATAAAATCTGGTATAGATGTATCACGTAACTGCTCACGCGTGTTACGTACCCAGATAGCGCGAGACCGGCGAACACCGTCTTTACACGGCGCCATAACGGCTGCATGATGTAAAATCTTCATGATGCCCGCGGTCGTCTTCGTTGACCCTACTGGACCAACCGCTAGGGAGATAAACTTAGTAGAATAGAAAAAATCGTCTAAAGACGCGATTACCTCAAAATTAATTTCGTGCTCTGGAGCTGCTATCGTCATGTTTCGAGTGCAGGAGTACCCTCAATAACAACTTCGTCAGTGTTATCTTTAGCCCTTGTTATGTTAATAACTACTTGCGGGCCGGTATCCGCACCGACGACTGCTTTTCCATCTGGTTCTAATTTACCCATTTTATTGAGCATTTTCTGGAATTCTAATCGTGTGGCAGGATTTATAGTGGGATTTTGCATGTGACGGAACAAATTGTCCAGATTCACTGCTCCCATAAGCCTTGCGAGGGTTTCCATCTTCGCTGGATCATCCTCAATCATCTGGAGTTGCCCCCGAGATAGAATGGATTTGTGGGCGAAATCTGGGCCGGTTACTTTATCTATAGGGTTACTCATACTGCGAAGTTTACACGGTTTACCTAATAAATGTCAATAATTTAATCTGGTTCATTTTGAACAATACCTAAAAAATAGGGGTTGTGATGTACGGAGTACCTAAGGATGGGTGGGTATGGTCATATCGCTCGTTCCCTACCCCCATCTCGCAACGGACTACCCCCCTATGGTAAGAGGGTTAACTGGATAACCAGTTAATCAGACTCTTAGTCAGAAACAAGTAGCACTGCTACTTTATTTAAGGAGATGTAAACCAATGAATACTAAGTCATTCAACGCTTTAGCCCTAGCGATTCAAGAGGGTAAGAATAAAGATAATTCCAATAGAAAAAATCTAGCTAAGTACTTATCTACTAAGCAAGATGAGTTCTTGACATGGTTATCAGACTTCGCAAGGATTGACGGCAACGCTCAAGCCGTCAAGGATATTCAATCATGCTTTAACAAAGCACCAACTCAAAAGCTATTCTACGGCTTAGAGCCTAGAGATTCTTTAACAACTCAAGCTAGAGTTAAGCGAGGTAACAAGAAGTTACTAGAGCAAGGCTTATGCACTCAAGCTGATATTGACTCAAAGCGTTACATGATGTTTGAGTCTGAGATAGTAGTTAAAGAGTTAACTGCTCATGACAAAATGCAAAAAGTCATTACTGAGTTTGGTCTTACTAAGGCTCAAGCTAATAAGGTGTTAGATAAGTGCGAGTTCTAATACTGCAAAATACGAACCCCGACTTCGGTCGGGGTTTTCGTGCGTCTGGTCGTAAATTCCAAACAGAAACAAGTAGCACTGCTACTTTATTCGGCACGACTCATAGGTATATGGTCGCAATAAGACAACGAATAAGACAATATATGGCACTTTGTCTTATTACACAAATGCTTATGCAGATAGGGTTGCAAGTGCCTATTAAGACAATAAGACAATAAGACATTATAAAAAAATGAATAGTAAAAGTAGTACATTTAGTAGTAGTGATGACGAAAAAGCA